GCATTTGTTTATGAGCTAGATGAGACACTAGCACACTACGACTTACGTGGTGAAATATCCAAGAAGATTGGATACGCTCTTGCTGAGAATTACGACAGAAGAATCTTCCGTGCTATAACAAAAGCTGCACGTAAGGCTTCTCCAATCACTAAGGCAAACTTTGTTGAACCCGGTGGTACACAAATCCAAGTTGGTTCTGCAACTAACTCTGGAGCTGAAGCTTATGATCCTGACAAGTTAGTTACTGCGTTCTATGATGCAGCAGCTGCCTTAGATGAGAAAGGTGTAAGTTCTGAAGGTAGAGTAGCAGTTATCAACCCACGTCAATACTACTCTCTTATCAAGGGATTAGACGGAGCTGGAATTGGTGCTTACTTAGTAAACAGAGATTCTCAAGGTGATGCTCTACAATCAGGAGAAGGCATCTTCGAGATTGCTGGTATCAAGATTTACAAATCAATGAACATTCCGTTCTTTGGTAAGTTTGGTACTAAGTATGGTTCTGCATCTGCTACTGCTCCCGGCACAACAGATCCCGGTAACTCTGGATCTTTCGTTGGTGAAGCAATGGGCGACCAGCACAACGACACTGTTAACGACTACGGACAGGAAGCTAAGTTCAACAACTCATGTGGACTTATATTCCAAAGAGAAGCCGCAGGTGTTGTAGAAGCTATCGGTCCTCAAGTACAAGTAACAACTGGAGACATATCCGTTGTTTACCAAGGCGACGTAATCTTAGGTCGTCTAGCTATGGGTGCTGACTACTTAAATCCAGCTGCCGCTGTAGAATTATTCTGCGGTACAGCAACAAAACCAGCAGCGTTTGGTTAATTTTTATTTTTTATACGGGAGCTTCGGCTCCCCTTTTTTTTATGGCTACCACAACTATTGACACCGATACCGAACTATCCGCAGTGAACTCTATACTGGGTAGCATAGGTCAAGCACCAATATCACAATTAAAAGATCCATCCACTGGAGTAATATCCAACTCTAACCCAGAAATACAATTTATATACAACTTATTACGTGATGCTAACGTAGACGTACAATCGGAAGGTTGGCACTTCAACAGAGAGCGTCATGTAAAATTTAATGTAGACTCAACTACAAATAAAATAGCAATATCTAATGACATAGTTAAAATAGATTTACCAGATAATTGGACTCGTAGGACTTATAATTTCATCAGACGTGGAGGATTCTTGTATGACAAAATGGATCATACAGATGAATTTACAGAGTTTACAGATATTGAGTTAGATGTAATTAGATTATATAATTATGAGGACTTACCTCCTACATTTAAGAGATACATAATTTATAGAGCGTCAAGAATAGCAGCAACGCAGCTTGTAGCTAATCCAAAACTTACTGAATTACTAGCTCAACAAGAAGCATTAAGCCGTGCTGCTCTCATGGAATATGAATGTAATCAAGGTAATCACAGCATGTTGGGATTCCCAGATGATACAGTATATCCTACATATGAACCTTGGAGGAACTTAGCAAGATAATGGCAGGTATAACACAAACTATCCCTAACTTTATTGCAGGGATTTCTGGACAAGCAGATCACTTAAAGTTCCAAGGTCAGGTTAGAGATATTGTTAACGCAATACCTGACCCAACTTATGGTTTATTTAAAAGACCCGGTGGTGCAAGAATAGGCACTACGCCTTTATCTAACGTACAGTCTGGAGGTTCTTGGTTTCATTATTATAGAGATGAAAGTGAAGGTTCTTATATAGGACAAGTCGCAGCTGATGGACAGGTACGTGTATGGCGTTGTAGCGATGGTTTATTAATGACTACTAGCTACACACATGATGGTACAAACCATCAAACAACAGTAACAAATTATTTAGCTACCAGTGAACCAGAAAACCTACAGTTCCTTACTATCAATGATACTACATTTGTTTCAAGTAGGGACTCTACTAATTCTAATACTTTAATAGGACAAACTGGTACTACAGCTGACAGACCAGAAGCTCATTGTGCTATGATTGAGCTAATGCGTACTGAAAATGGTAGACAGTATGGTCTTAATATATTTGACTCTACATCTACGGGTAATTTAACTACTATTAAAAGAGCTACAAAAATTAAAATCACAGGTAATAGTTATGACGAGTCAGATGGTACAGGGCATTGTCCCGGTATAGGTACTGAGGTTTTTGCAGCTACAGCTAAAGGTAGTTATGGAGCTACTGAAAACATTACACATGTGAAAAATAGCAGTGGTACTACACTTACTACAGGTAAAGATAACTTAGTATTTCGTTGCACAGCTTTAGGTCAACAAGGTGTTAGTCCTAACTATGATGCTGCTACTGAAGGTCCGGGTGGTGATAACTATAGATGTAGTTATAACTTAGAAGTAACCTTACTGCATGGTGGAGAAGGTTGGGATGTTGGAGATGTTGTACGAGTAGTTCCAGCCGCTGCTGATGAAGCAGCTAGTGTAACAACGAGCGGAAATCCTAAAGTTACTACAGGAAGTCAGGCATATCTAGATGTTTCCGTAATAGAAATAGAAACTACACAAGTTAAAGCTACATTGACAAATAATGGAGATGGTTTAGTACGTCCTTCGCCTACTCCTTTTGACTCTGACACAGCAGTTACTGCTGATACTATATTAGCTGGTATTGTTGATCAGCTACCATCTGGTGTCACCGCTAAAGTTATAGGACCGGGTATATATCTATCTAGTTCTAACCCTTTTAACGTAGAGATCGCAGAAGAAGATCTCATGCGAGTCTTTCAGAAGTCAATAAACGACGTCTCACTGCTACCTAATCAGTGTAGACATGGTTATGTAGTAAAAGTATCTAATGCTAGAATGTCTGACGAGGATGATTACTACCTTAGATTTTCTGGAGAAAATAATTTAGATGGAGCGGGGTCGTGGAGTGAATGTCCTATACCCGGTATAACTGATACATTAACTAACATGCCGTTGGTAATACAACGTACAGCTGCAACTACATTTACTGTTAGACCTTTTACATATCAAACACGTAGAGTAGGAGATACAAATACTAATCCTATGCCTACATTTGTAGGACAAAGAGTTAATAAAGTACTATTTTTCCGTAATAGATTAGCAATATTATCTGGAGAAAATGTTATTCTATCCAGACCGGGTACATTAGGTACACCAGATTTCTTTATAGAATCTGCCTTAACTGTATCAGCTAGCGACCCTATTGATATATCTTCTGCGTCTATGTTCCCATCTGATCTATTTGATGGTATACAGATTAATGCTGGATTATTAGTATTCAGTACAAACCAACAATTCTTACTGTCATCAGATGATACGGTACTAAATCCAGATACAGCTAAATTAAGGACGGTATCTACGTTTAATTATAACAAAGATATACCACCTATTTCATTAGGAACTACGATAGCTTATCTAGATAATTCTGGTAAGTACAGTCGTATGAACCAGATGGCTAATACATCACGAGAAGGAGAACCACAGATTGCTGAAATTAGTAAATTAGTACCTTCATTACTACCTAAAGATTTAGATTTACTCACTAATTCTAGAGAAAATTCCGTAATATTAATGGGTAAAACTGATTCAGATACTGTATTTGGATATAAATATCTACAAGTAGGTGATAAAGTACAGCAACAGGCTTGGTTTAAATGGAAGTTTAACAATCCACTTAAATATCATTTCATTATTAATGATGAATATTACTATTTAGATACAGATAACTTCTTACAATGTGTAAAGTTAGTGCAAGCTGACTCTGACCCAAGCTTTAATCAGGATGATATAAATTATCAAATACACTTAGATAATCATACAACAATTAGTGGTGGTAGTTTTAGTTCTACTACAAATTTAACTACATTTTCTAATGTTAGCTGGTTGCCTAGTGTAACAACTCCTAATTACGATTTAGCTTTAATTGATGTTAACACAAATGCTGCTAGAATAGGTAGGTATGCTAAACCTACATTAACAAGTACAACTAGCTTTACAGTACCGGGAGACTGGTCAGGTGTAACATTACGTATAGGTTACTTGTATGAATATTTAGTAGAGTTTCCTAAGATATATCCTACAAAAACTGAAAATCAAAGATCAGTTGCTGATGTTAATTCATCACTTGTATTACATAGAATTAAACTACACTTTGGTAAGATAGGTCTATATGAGACTACATTAGAACGTGTAGGTAAATCTGATTATACTGAAATTTATGAGTCATCATTACTAGATGAGTATGACGTATCTGATGCACCATACTTAGAAGAGTATATAAAAACTATACCTATTTATGAAAAGAATACTAATGTTAATATTACTTTAAAATCTACTCACCCAGCTCCAGCCACCTTAAGAGCTATGGCATGGGAAGGAGATTATTCACCAAGATTCTACAAACATGCCTAATTACATTCACCCAATTACATTAGAGGCTGCTACAGAAGTAGCCTCAAACCTACGTCCAGACGACTATAGGGAGCTTACAGAAGGTCATGGGACTAATCCCCTAGCCTCACTTCCTATAGCTGCTCAGGAAGGCTCTGCTGTGTATTTCACAGTACCAGACGGCAAGACTGCCGGACTAGCCGGAGTGGGTGATGACGGAGCAATCTGGATGTTATGTACACCAGATATAGAACGTTATCCAATCACATTTGCAAGAGAAGCGAAACGGTATGTCGATAGCCGTGAAGAACCTCTTTTGTGGAATATAGTAGACTGTAGAAATACAGTACATTTAAAACTGTTAAAGTTTTTAGGGTTCAAGTTTTTACGTAAGTTTAACTATGGACCAAACAATTTACCATTTATAGAATTTTGCCGTGTGCGATCTTAATGCTGGGTCTAGACGAACTGCTAGACAACGATGGATGGAGAAGGACGCTAATTATCGTTCTGCATCTTTAAAATTTTGGAATAGAGAAACAACCGGTCAACGTGGTTTAAATACTGCTACTATCGGACTTAGTAAGGGTTTTAGTAACGACTTACAAAGAGCCTTGTATGTGCAAGGAAAATCAAGACAACAGTACGAGAATGTCTTTGCTAAGTACTGGGCTGAAGGAGGAGATATAAAAGCAAAACAAGGGGGTAGATCTAGAACAGCTGGTAGGAAAGGATTACTAGCTTTAACAAGAGCTAGAGGTATGTTGAATAATGCTGTACGTAATGAGTTTGGACCTAATATGGCTAGACGAACACAAGCCAGACTCCATCAATATGGAACTGTAAGAGCTAAAGCAATAAATGCAATAGGAGTCAGACCAGAATATGGTGCACCTGTATTAATGCCACCATCTAATAGACTTGGCGGAGCCTTACAATTAGCTTCACAGATCTTAAGTATAGGAACTACGGAATTAGGAACTCAATCTATATTTGAACATTTGGGGATGGGTTAAATGGCAACAAACGATTCATATTTTGCTTCTCTCGGTAGACAGGAATTAGCTCCGTTTACCGATGAGAGATTGATGTACGAAGATCCCAACCCTAATGCTGAAGAAGGGGTGAACAAGTCTATAGACCGTAACATACGAGTCAGGACTAGAGATTTCGCTCAACATATAGAAGCATACAACGCTGCGAGTAAGTATTCATCTATAGATCTCTTAAAAGATGCAACACATCTTGCTAAATCTATTGATACTACAGTTAAGCAAAGGCAAGCTTATAGTGATAATGAGGCTGACTATGACGAGGTCATGGCAGCTGGTAAAGATCCTAAGATTGTAAGTAGATTTGCTGGAGTAGAGAAGCTAGCCACTGAACTCAAAAATAAGAGTAATAGTGATATAGAAAAAGAGATAGCAACAATAGAGAATACTGGAGCTGATAGTACAGGTACTAAGTATAGTAATTCGGAGCTACTAGAACTAAAGAAAATGATATCTACTGAGGATATCAGATCAGGTAGAGCTGCTGTAAAAAACATGCACTTCTACCTACCTCAGTATTTAGAAATCGCTAAAGGTAGTCTTGTAGTTAATGGCAAGCTATTTGGTGATATGAATACGGCAGAAAAGCAACAGTGGTGGAGAATAGCCGGTGCTAGATATATAGAAATATGGACTAACGAATTTCCACAGATTAGTAAAGGTCAACTCATTAGTGATTTTATACCTAAATGGAGTACTCGTATAAAGAGTGAAAATAGCCAATCATTTAGTGCAGAATCTCAAGCTGTAAATACAATCAATCAAGGTAATACAGATCAGTATTATTTTGATACAATAAAGGTTAATGCTGACAAGTATAACAACTCTGATTACACTGAACCTATAGGAGATGAAATTTATCAAAAAGATGGTTTCATAGAAAGAAGAGCTGAATACTGGAAAGAAAAGGGTTATGGTAAAAACTCAATGAAGAAGGCTAATGAGGAGTGGGTTTCATTAATAAAACGTGGTATAGATAACAACGTGTTTGATGAGCAAGATATTCAGTATATACTAGAAGATATGAAGTTTATACCAAAAGGTAGTACTAAAAAAACTGATTATCAACATCTACAAAAGAATAATGCTAACGAGATACGTAATTATTTTAATGATAGACAAAAGAAAGATTCATTAGAAGCACAGCAAGGTAAACTTCAATACTTAGAAGGTAGGTTCGAGCATGATGATATAGAGGTAACAATGGAGATGATCTCTACAATTCATGATACTAATTTACGTAAGCAAGCAATGAACCTTGTACAGCGAAGCAGAAAGAACGTATTTGATAGACCAGAGTTCAATAGTATTAAAACTGAGATGTCAGATCTAACAACTCTTAGATCTCAAGATTCAAAAGTATTTGGAAAAGATGTTACAAGTGGAGAATGGCAAATACAAAAAGGCCGACAAATGTATAGAGATGCTGGTGAATTTTTTATAAAAGAATACAAAAGATTAGAAAAGTTAGGTGTCGATGATCCTTTAGGAGAAGCAGCACAACTTACTAGAGATGCGATTAATAATAAACAATTTGATAAGAAAGTTGATACCACCACATCAAAAGATACAAAGATAGCAATAGCTAAGTTAACTCAAGTTTATAGAGACAACCCTAGTGGTGCTATATCAGCAGAAACTGTACATGAAGGAGAAGAACCATTCATCGAACCATCCCTTGATTTCTTCAAAGGTAAGACTAATACATTACCCGGTTACTGGAGAAGTGTAGCACATCTATATAAAGATAAATCATCAATTAAATTAGCTCACGATAGACTTGTAGCTTTAGGTATGATGAAACCTATACCAGAACTTATGGGTGATGTTAACCTTGGTCTTACAAACCCTATATTAATAGAAGATAAACCATCCGCAAATAAAGTAGACAGAATTGCTACAGAAAATCAAAACGGAGATCGTGAAAAAATATTAACAGCAATAACCAATCCAAAAGATGTAGAGAATGGTGGTATAGATGCTATCAAAAAAGATGATAAATATACTACATTAGAGAAGCCTTTATCAGAACATACTCTAGGAGAAGTTATAGATCTCATAGAACAAGATTATGATAACTTTGGTTTATATGGTATAACAGCAGAAGGCATGAAACAAGTATTAGCCAGTATACCTAAAGACCATTGGGATCTCAACAAAAGATTTGACCTACCTATGCAAAAATCATTTGTATTAGCTAGACTACGGTTTAAAGGTCATAACAAAACAATGTATGCAGGTGCTGACCAAACTTGGAGACGTTTGGTTGATATACCAGAAGAAGATAAAGAAGCTTATGTAAAAATAATCGGAGAATTACCACCATTTTTAGATCCAAGTAACATGTGTGCAGCTTGTGCTAAAGAACAGATTAAGAACACATTAAATTGATTATGGAAAATGTTGAATTTGATCCTACGGGATTACCTTCTGTCGAAGACATGATAAGTCAGATAGAAGAAGATTCAGATAAAAAACAACAGTTACAAGAATCACAGGCTGCTTCAGTTACAGCTGATAACAAAGCAGCTGAAATAGCTACTGACCCTAGAAACAATGATCAATGGGGTCTTAAAGGTTTAGCTAAAGAAGGACAATCTATTTTGTCTGGCGGTCTACAGGACACAGCCTCTTCTATAGCTACCTTTCCAGAGCGTACAATGGATGCGTTCTCTGGTGAAATGCAAAGAGAGAAAGAAGAGAAAGGTTACTATGAACCTGAGTGGACACCTTTCACTGATGAAGATGATCCTATCATTACAAAAACATGGTGGGGTAAGTTACTAAGAGGTACAGTACATTTCGGTTCTTTAGCAGCTGGTACAGTACTAGCAGCAAAAGGACTCGCAGCTACAGGTATACCTCTACTAGCTGGAGGAGCAGCTAAACTCTTAGGCTTAGGTACATTAACTAGAGGTGCTGCTATTGGTGGTATCTCAGATATTATATCTAAAGAGTCTGATGGACATAATGCTCTAGGAGCTATGAGAGATCGCTATGGTTGGATGGATACACCATTAGCTACTAAAGAGACTGACCATCCTATAATGATGAAGTTTAAGAACGTCGTCGAAGGTATGGGTATCGGTCTTGTGTTTGATGGAGCTATACATTTACTTGGTAAAGGTAGTACGGCTGCTAAAAACCAGATTATTCGTCGTAATGCTAGCATAGAAGATCAATCAACTACAGCAGCTCTTGCACAATTACGTAAAGGAGAAGCAGATTTCCGTGCAGCTAAAAACTCACCACTTGCTGAAAGGCACCAAGGTGCTGATATATCTGAAGTTCCAGCTGGAGAAGCATACGAACAATTAAGACGTACACGTACAGACTGGGGATCTGAAGATGGATCAACAGGTTCTATAACTACAGCAGTCGAAAGAGAACGTATAGCATTAGAAGGTGGTACAACAGACGAAGTAGTGGAACGTACACTACGTAGCTTAATGAGCGATGATAAGTTTGCTAGAGAATTAGACGCCGTAAAAGGTGACAGAAAGCTTATGCTTGATGTTTGGCGTGATTCTATTCATAACTATAGGCAGATAATTGAAGGCAGAAATGCTGCTGAAATGTCAGCTGATGAGTTTCTTGCAGATTTGTTTGCTAGAGATACTGCTAAATTACCATTAGGTGAAGAAGTATTTGAGACATGGGCTGCTGAGACAGTGGTTACAGCTGACTTAGTTGTAGGATCTTTACTAAAACAGTTACGTGATACTGGTATAGCTGGTAGAGAAATAATGGACTATGTGTCTATAGATGATGTAGATGGTCCAGCAAAGCAAATAGTAGATACAATGCTTACTGCTTTGTTCCAAACTAAGAAATCTAGGTTTGTAGCATCTGATTATTTCAGATCATTTGGTGCTGGTAAAGGTAAGGCAGTAGTTAATGATGCTATTAATGAAGCAGTTAAGGGAGAGATACAAGATGCAAAAGATTCTATACTATCTATACTAAAGATAGCAAAAGATGATCCTGATGAGAACCTATTAAATGCCTTATTTGAAGCATTCTCTATGATGAAACATGTCAATTCAGTAGAAGACTTTGATAATTGGGCACAGACTATCCTTAAAGGTGGTCAAATAGGAGGAGAAGGACCAGATCGTACTGGTGCTTTAATACGTAGCTTACAGGAAATGATGAGCCACAGTATATTAAGTGGACCTAAAACACCAATGCGAGCTTTATTAGGTACAGGTAGTGCAACATTCTTACGTCCTTTATCAACATTCTTAGGTGCAACCATGAGGTATCCTTTTACAGGAGACTCTGCTACCATACGTGGTAGTCTTGCAGCTATGAATGGTATGATGGAAGCCGTACCAGAAGCATTTGACTTATTCTTTACTAGACTCAACTCTTATTGGTCTGGTGATATATCTACTGTAAAAACTAGATATACTGAATTTACTAAAGGTGACTATAATTGGGAACTTGTTAGAAAATATTACGAAGATAGTGGACGAGCTAGCCCAGAAGATAGAGCATTATTTGCTTTTGCTAACATGATACGTGGTGTAAATAATAGTAATCTCTTTACATACTCTACAAAGTTAATGGCAGCTACCGATGATGCTTTTACATTCTTACTTGGCAGAGCTAAGATGAGAGAAAAAGCTATGCGTAATGTACTAACACTACAAGGTGAAGGTGTAGAGATACCTAAGTTAACTCCAGAGATTATGAAAGCCTATCAAGATGATTTCTATTCAGAGATCTTTGATGCAAATGGTAACATAAAAGATGAAGCAACTATATTTGCACGTAAAGAAGTAACACTAACACAAGATCTTACAGGTTTTGGTAAAGGTCTTAATGATGTTATGACAGCTAACCCCTTTGTTAGACCATTCTTTCTATTTGCTAGAACTGGTGTAAATGGACTTGAATTAACAGGTAAACATACACCCGGATTTAACTTCTTAGTTAAAGAGTTTAATGATATAGCGTTTGCTGATCCTAGTAACCTAGCGACTGTTAAAAAATATGGTATCAATACTTTAGAAGAGTTACAAAACGCTAAGGCTTTACAAACAGGTCGATTAGCAATAGGTACTGCTGTTACTTTTATGGCTATTAATGCTTGGATGACAGGTAGATTATCAGGTAATGGTCCAACTGATAGACAACAACGTCAAGGTTGGATAGACGGAGGATACTTACCTAGAACTATCGAGGTAGGTGGAGTACGTGTAGGATATGATTCTATAGAACCCTTCGGTCTTATATTATCTACTATTGCTGACGTGGGTGATGCTAGTATTTTAATGGGTGAAGAGTGGACTGAAAAAGAACTACAAAAGATATCATTAGTTATAGCACAAGCCGTATCTGGTAAGTCTTATTTAGCTGGTATCCAACAACTTGTTGATTTAGCAGCTGGTAGACCCGGACAAATAGAACGGATTGGTGCTAGTATAATGAATAATACTGTACCTTTAGCTGGTGCACGTAATGAATTAGGTAAACTTATTACCCCTCATATGCGTGAAATAAACTCTGGTGTATTCCAATCATGGCGTAACCGTAACTTAGCTTCCGAGAATTTACCCGGTGTAAATGAGTTACCATATAAGTATGATATGCTGAATGGTAAACCACTAAAAGATTACGACTTTATGACTCGTGCATTCAATGCAATTAGTCCTATAAGTCTGAATCTAGAATCTACTGATGGTAGAACATTCTTGTTTGAAAGTGGTTATGATTTAAGGATATCTACATTTTATGCACCCGATGGGACTAACTTAACCGATGACCCTCGTATAAGATCTCAATTCCAAGAAGCTATAGGTAAATTTAATTTAGAAAGAGATTTAGAAAAATTATCTAAAGATCCAAAAATTATAGCATCTATGCAGCAGATGAGAGCTGATATACGAGCAGGCAATAGAGGTCAGTTTAATGCAAGAGATTACTACCATAACATAGTAATTGACAGATTATTTAAACGTACACGAATAGCAGCTTGGAACTCTATTAAATATAGAGAGGATATATACAATATTATCGAAGAGCAAAGAGCTAAGAAACAATCACAACAATTCAAATCCTCCCAAACATACAACCTTATAAATATGTATAAATAATGGCGACAACTTTCGTAGATTATACAGGAGATGGAAACGCTACGAAGTCGTTTTCATTTCCCTCTATAAAGGAAGCTGATATTAAAGTTGATGTTGATGGTGTAATAAAGACATCAGGCAACCACTATAATATAACCAGCTACACAACAACTGGTGGAGGTAATGTTGTATTTACCTCTGGTAATATACCAGCAAGTCCAGCAGCTATACGTATCTTTCGAGATACAGATGTAGATGCAGCAAAAGCTACATTTGTTGCTGGCTCCTCTGTTAAGGCAGGAGACCTTAACAACAACATGACGCAGACATTATATGCTGCACAGGAAGAACAGAATCAAACAATATTAACATCTGATATTAAAG